CAGAATATCCGCAGATAGCTGAGGCTCCAGGGTTCTGGTTTGGTGTGGCTAGAAAGATATTACGAGGATTTGTTGGACTAAGCTCAGCAGGAGAAGGCCTGAGTGAAAGTTTCACGTCAAGCAAAACGACCTCCGCAGGCCTGTCATCGATTCTTCACAATCTTCAAAATAACGATGTGATAAGGATCATGAACGTCGCTGCGATGATAGGAGATGTATCTATAACTACAAACGGAATGATTGGTCGTGACGACACCTCTGCAAAACCAGTGGGTCAGTGGAATGTGGATAGGCTTCCAGACGGCCCAGCAACTCGGATAGCAAAGAGCAGAAGCCAGAAAGGGCTCACCTCATCAGCGCTGGCGTGGCGAGGAAACTCTGTACCTGCCCTCTACATGATACCGAGAAATGTCATGATCGCTGCAATTGAGATGGGAACGCTAGGTACAGGAACAAACCCTCTCAAGGGACATGTGGGATCCACCCTGGTTAAGAACACATATATAGATGTCGCTGCTGAGGGTCCTGGAGCTAGGATCCCAAGCGATGTCGTTGAGAGATTTGAGAACCTTTTAGATGCAGAGTATGTCCCATTTTATTTTCACGATCTTAGAACAAACGAGATCGTCACATTCCACGCATTCATCAGTGATCTGAGTGACAGCTATACACCAGATTATACTGAGGCAAGAGGTTATGGTCGTGTCGACTCAGTAAAGATCTACAAGTCAACAACTCGAAAGATAAGATTCTCCTTTCACGTCGCCGCAACATCTAAGGAGGATTTCAATGAGATGTGGTTCAAGATAAATAAGCTGACAACCCTTGTGTACCCTCAGTGGACAGAGGGGACAAAGATATCGGCACTTGAGGGAGCATCAACATTTATTCAGCCATTTAGTCAGGTCATGGGTGCATCTCCCGTTATAAGGTTANGGATAGGAGACGTCATTAAGTCTAACTACTCAATGTTTAACCTTGCTAGGATATTCGGTGTGGGAAATTCAGGAATAGCTCCAACTACAGGAGAGGGTCGAACTGCATTTAAGGGTCACACGAAGACATTCTTTGAGAACGTTTTTGGAAACCTCTATGGATCACCAATGGCGACACTTTTAGGAGAATCGAATAGAGCTTTAAGAGCTGTTGGTGCTCAGCTTCTAAAGAATGGTTTTGCAAACCCACTAGGCGTCTTCCTCATAATGAGAGAGCTACAGGATCCTGACTCTGATGTTAATCCAACACCTCCATCTATAACAGCTGCTGGAGCACTTGGTGCAGTATTTGGTGGACAGGGAACAAGCGATATCAAGGGATACACGCCGTGGTCATTCCCCTACCTCAAGGCAAGTGTAAATAATGGGTATATAATGGAAAAGGGTGGTGTCGGCCCCGGAGCAGGTGATGGTATAACTCGATGGAGGATAACACATCCCATTAGGGTGATGGTCCTGAGTAGAGATCAGGCAATACTTGCTGGCGGCCCTGGATATGAGCCACATAAATATGTCATAAACCTAAAAGCAGGGGCTCCTCTCCAAAAGACACAATATACAGTCATGATCATGGACTTTAATGCACCATTCAACATGTTTGGCAAGAAATTTATCGTGTCCCACGCCGACCTCATGCCAAACCCTGACATGCTATTTAACACGTATGTTCTTCCAGCTATATCACTAGCCGAGACTGGTATAGCTATCGGACAGGCACTAGCGAATGAGGGTGCAACTGTGACAGGTATTCCAGCTGACACGCTTGTTCCGAATTGGCTCAAGACGGGAGCGGCTACGTTCATGCAGGCAGGCGACGACGGCGACCCTGGTAATCCAATCACCAAGGCTTTTGAGTCCACTGCGGGTCGCGGCTTAGCGGGTGTGATAAGAAGCATAAATTACACGTGGCTTGACGCACAGAATACGTGGGAGGTTGACTGGAATTCTAGGGCACCTAAGTTCTTTAAGGTGTCCATAGACTTTGATCCCATCCACGATATACCACCAGGTCTCGACTACTCCGGATACAACCGGGCACCTCTCTACAATGTGGGAGACACTATGCAGAAGATCGCAGGCGATCCCTATAGGGATAACGGAAGGGCATCTCACGATACCTACAAGAATCAGGGAAGGCTTGCAGCACAGGCAAATAACCCAGATAAGGATTAACGATAGGATCATAACATGGCGATGAGTAGATACACATACACTCCAAGGGTTCGCGGGAGGTCAACCATAGCAACTGTAAGCATATCTACAAAGATATACAACGCTGTGAACAATGGAACACTTGGATTTTCATCTCACGTTTTAAAGGGGGGTGAGAGAATTGAGCACATAGCGGGCAGCGCGTATGGTTCGTCTACCTACTGGTGGATAATTGCTGCAGCATCAGGAATTGGATGGTCACTTCAAGCTCCTCCTGGAACGCTTATAAGGATTCCAAAGCGTCTCGGTGAGGTCCTAGCGATGATACGATGAGTATAGAGGTCGCAGCGTCAACACAGCTCGCAGCAGCAATGCAGCTTCTCAGACAATATTACTCCATGACAGGTCGGCCAGACCTTATAGAGATACCGGAGAAGCAATCTCAAGAGGATGCTAAGGCGTCCGATGGCACAGCGCTGCCGGCTGAGGAGGCTGTTACACCAACAGTCCCAAGGGCTGTCGTGGAGGATCTAATGTTTCTCCTAATGGATAACACAGAGGGCGCATACTTTGTTAAAGATCTCATGACTGATCAAGCACTTCTTTCCAAATTCTCAGTTGCTGGGAGTGAGTCAGTCTCGTATGACGGAATGGAGAAGTATGTCCAGATATTCTATGAGGGATCTCTCGGTATAGGTGATGATGTCAAATTCTACATAAGCAAGATACCAGAAGTTCCCGCTGAACTAGCTGATCCTGATAATATAGCTGGAGGAGAGTTTAGCATGAGACACATGGCTGTACCTGTGGGTCCTTTTACACCACCAGATTCTCCACCGTCTGACACAGCAGAGGAGACATCAGTGTTTAATCTCAATGAGGAGCCGACGCTTGTACCCGATAGATTTCAACAACCATCTCTCGTAGCATTTGTATTCCCAAACCTGAGAATAGGCCCGTCGACAAGGAATACGGGTGCGGTATCACTATTTGCAAATGCTATACCGTCAGTTGAGATGTCAAGGTGTGTGCCACACATAAAGATAACTTTAGTCTCATCTCAACCATATGGTACGGATCAAAAGTCAAGACAGCTTAGCATCTTAAGATTTCTTGGAATGAATACTCCTGCTAATGACGGGATCGGAATGCTGAATGCGATGCCTGTAAATATGACGCCTCCTGCATTTTCAGCTGATGAAGCTGAGAAGTTGAAGAAGGCTGATCCCACTGCTCCCGAGGATGTCTCTATTCTCGCGACAGATATATCTGTCGCCGGGATGGAGCTATTCACATCTCCCCAGACTATGGTGAATGCAAATATCAATAATGAGGATGGAGGATTTACTGGGGCAGCAGGGGGAGTGTTAGATCCATTTCTCCCACTTATGACACTTGAGAAGCTTAACATCCGGATTGCGGGATTGGGACAGGCACTTCACGCAAATAAGACGGGAAGCCTTAGCTTCATTCTTCATGATAGGTCGAGGATGTCTGACATAGCGCCACTCTTGGCTGTCGATCTCTTCTCTCAGACACATCTTGTTATCGAGTGGGGTTGGAATCATCCAGATGGTTTTAACGCCGCGGGAAATGCGTACGGATCTCTCCTTCACTCCATGAAGTCTGTGGGATCGTTTAACATAGTTGCGTCAAACTTCACCATAGGCAATGACGGACAGGTGAGAGTTGACATGAGGCTGGCATCACGAGGTGCGTCTGAGATCAAGGCATTTCCAGTAGGGACCGGAGCGCTTGTTCCCATCACTCCCTTTAAGGAGATGCTTAACACATATCTTGCTAAAAAGTTAGAGGTTGAGAATGCCAAAGCTGAGGGAAAGGATGCAGGCTCTGCTCCGGCCAACAATTTGGCTGAGGTGAGATCAAAGGTGAGGCTCTCGATGAACAACGCGTCGTCCCCATCGAGCGTCATAGATAGAGAGACATTTTTAAAATTTTTAGAGATAGTGAGCCCTGTCAAAGATGCAGTAATTGTCCCATCAGAGCTTACAGATATTATAAAGGAGCTAGTGGGAGATCCCGCAGATGATGATGATCCTGGCCTTCTAGCGATAAGCAACAAGAGCTTAGAAAATGAGCTCACAGCTAAGACAGATCTGATGATCAAGACGGTTGACGCTTTTTATCCTTTGTCGATAACTAGACATTTAAAGGAGTCTATAGATACAACAGTCGGAGAGGATGGCAATCCCCCATTTGTATCACTAGGAAAGATAATCATGACATTCGTTGGTGCCCCTCTAGCAGGATGTGCTCGATTTGATGAGGTCCAGGTGATGTTCTACAGGTTTAACATAAATGCTGGAGCAGCTGGAAGGCTAGACTCGATAGCTAACTTTCTTGTGAATGAGCAGGATTTTCAAGATCACATGGGAAAGTATTCATCTGCTAGCCCAACCATGTCAATCCAGTCATTCATCAATTTTGTCAACTCAAAGATAATATCGGTTCCAACAGATATCAATTACGGTCTTACAGCCCTCCAAAATGAGCTAACTGCCGCACAGCAAAAGTCAAGCGAGGAAGCCGCAAACCCTGATGAGACGGTCAAGAAAGATATTCAGCAGGAGATAAAATTATTAGATAATGAGCTTGAGATGAGACTAAAGGAGATCTACGCCGACGGACCGAGAATAAGCCCAGAATTTCACATGCCCAAACTATCTATGCTGCTAGAGGCAGTTCCTGCATTTGTAGCATACGATGACAAAGAGGATAACGCTCCCACATTCCAGATTGATCCCAGCAAGGTGATATTAAGAGTTCACATATTTGACAAGAATGCATCACCACACACAGATGAGATGTTTCTCATAAACTGCATGAATGATAGCACCATTGCTTCGCTTCTCAAGACCTCGTCAGACACATCGACAGCAGAGGCAGCCGAGGCAGAACCTGGGTTACCAGTGTCTTCTGGCAATTCAGGTACTCTAGATAAAGCTATTGAGGATNGTAAGATCATAGCNCTAGATACAGATGGTAGCTATGAAGCATATACCGCAGCTGTGTCAAATACCGAGCTAAAGAGGATCATAAAGAATACAGTTCCAAGCCTGACGTATGGTCAGGGATTCACAGCATTGACAAACTTTAACATGAGATCAACAACGGGAGGGTCTGTTGGGACTGCCATGCTCATAAATGCTGTGACTAGTGCTCCTTCAAGGGCGGGAGGATCAAAGAATGCAACAAATAGCATGGAGGACATAACAGTCATACCTGCAAATGCAAGCATGACAATGATGGGCTGCCCTCTTGTCGAGTATGGGCAGGAGTTCTTTCTAGACCTTGGAACAGGAACGACAGCTGACAACATGTATAGGGTATCAGGTGTTGAGCACAATATATCACCGGGAGAATTCACGACAAACGTCACGCTAGGATTTAATGGGTCGGGTACGATGAGCGTATTCAGAAGCATCTTAACATCAGCACTTGCCGGCCTAGAGAAGGAGTCAGCAGAGGCAGAGTCAGAGTGATGATTTAATACATATGACAGATGTGGTATATAATTGTATCATGAATGTCGTTATATCAAGCAGCCTATTAGGCACAGCTGATCACCTCGTATGTCACAGAGATAAGTTTACGTGGTCCAATATGATACCAGATTCCTCTTGGAAGCTAGGCTTCAAGAATGAGCCTAGGGATCTCACAATATTGGCTGACGCCACAGGTGTGGAATTATCAACATTTGACTCAAACTCTCACGGAAAAGCAGCAAGATTAATTTATGGAGATGAGATAATACCGTGGATGTATGTGCTACCACGAGACCTATTTCATAAGCAGCTGCAGCTGCTTCTAGATCAGCTCTGGATGCTTCTTGAGGATGAATCCAACGGTTACTATATGAATCAGTTTCTTGTTAACAGAGAGATAATTATGGGTCTCTGTGATGCAAGAGTTGATGTCAATCTTATTCAACAGATGATAATAGATAATGATAAAAAGGTCCATGACATAAAGAGATTTTTGCCCGAACAAGGCAACATGGCACCAAGGACTATCTATAGTCAGACAGGATCTGTCACTGGAAGGCTCACAGTTACGTCTGGTCCGAATATCCTGACCCTTAAAAAAGAGAAGAGGAAGATCCTCAAGTCAAGATTTGAAGGTGGAAAGATAGTTCAAATTGACATATCATCTCTTGAGCCAAGAATAGCGCTAGCCTTAGCAGAGAGCGACCAACCAGACGATATATACGAGCATACAGGTGAGACTATACTTGATGGAAGACTTGATAGAGATCAGGTGAAGATAGCCATTCTTAATTGTATTTATGGTGGAACAAGATGGTCTCTATCTAAGCGGCTTCCAAGTGATCTTGATATTGAATCTATAATGTCCTCAATCATGAGATATTTTAAGATAGATGATCTTAAAAATAGGCTTTATAACGAGTCTATAGAGAAAGGGTATATTGAAAACCTATACGGGAGGCCAATCAAACTGAGTGACGCAGTTGTCAATCACTTTTTGCAGTCATCAGGTGTGGATGTGTCATTTAACGTTTTTTCAAAGATGATGAAAAAACTGTCAAAACTTGGCATAGAATTCATTCCGATTTATATCATTCACGATGCTATCGTTCTAGATATTCCTAGTGAATCATATGATAAGGTTATGGATGCAATACGTTATGGATTTGTTGTTGATAAATTGGATTGCACATTTCCAGTAAAATTAGAGATAATAAGGGAGTAAAAATGTCATTATCTGCTGATAAATTAGAGAAAAATTGGGAAACTTTTGAGAAGCTTGTCATGAAGTCTTGCGGAGACGCTGGAAGGTCTATGCTTGACGCTCTGGGAGAGAGGATGATCATGTGTCCCTCCTCTATGAGGAGCGATCAGGTGGGTGCTCATCCAGGGGGAATGATTCAAAATTCTCTAGATGTGACAATGCAGATGAGAAAATTGAATGAGTCTATAGATCTTTGTGATGATGTTATGTCGATTCTTAGGGTGGGACTTCTTCACGACTTAGGAAAGGTTGGAGATGAAAGTGACAGCCTGTTTGTAGAGCAGGATTCAGAGTGGCATCGTGAGAAGCTAGGGCAGATGTATAAGTACAATGAGAATCTTAGAAAGATGTCTGTATCTCATAGAACTTTATATCTACTCCAGAGATATGGGATACCATTATCACAAGAGGAGTGGATAGCTATTCAATTGGCACAAGGGTCTCACTTTGAGGAGAATAGATTTTACGTTGGATCTGAATCTTCTCTAGGCATTCTTATACAGCAATCAAAAACAATTATTAATCACATATTTAAGAAGTCATAATTGATTAATTAAGAATATTTAATAGCATGGCTCGTCTAAAATCCAAGCAATTTAAGAAAACGTATGCTACAACCGTAAATCAACCACAAGATGGTGTTTGGTCCGGCCGAGGCATTGCAGTTCCAGCAGCTGGTGGCATGCTGGGCGGTGATGACTATAAGCAGAAGATAGGTAGAGGAAAGATACCCTATCACCATGGCAATGTGGGAACTCCAAGCCAAGGAGCAGATTCCACATTTTCATCATACCTCGCGAGAGTTAATCTAGGATATGAAGATTATGAAGATGGCCCAATGTTTCCTGAGCAAGAACCTGAGCTAGAGGATACTTATTACGGAGAGATACCGATAAGAAGCAGAAAACTTCCTAAGGATTTCAAAGTTCTCAGACCTAAAACTAAAGGGCTTAAAGAGATGAATGTTAGTGACATAGATGAAAAAGAGATAGATGACGTTATAGCGTTTATACGGGAGTCACTCTATCCTGATTATGGATCTTATCATCCTCCACTTCCTGGGGGTTATGAATATAGAAATGTTCCTGTAGTTGTTTCTAAGGACTCAGAAGAAAGTGAGTTTGATGTGCTAGATGACTATGGCGATGTCGCTGTGGCATACAAGACAGATGGAGGAGTTACATCCTATCAGGATAGAAATAAGCTAATCAAGGAAGAGGCCCTAAGACGAATAATTAGAAGAGATATAGCGGCTATCTTTGAATCATCTGTAAAAAAAAACAGATACTAGACGGAGAGGATGATGAAGAGGGTGAAAGAGAGGATGAGATTTCGACACTCACAGGAAACAGCATCAGAGGATGGACAGGTCCGATGGACACTGGCCCAGACTATGCAAAACGTGCTAAGCAAAATGCTAAATTTTTTGGCGGCGGAAGTCTCGTTAATCCGGGAGAACCTCAACGCCTTGTTAACACCGCGAAGAAATTTGCAGCCGGTACGGCTGGATTCGACACATCAAAGAGAAAGAAGAGGAAGAAGAAATAGCGTCTCTTTAAGATACACACATCATGATGGAATGAGATAGAGACGCCATGCCACGATTAATCGACCAGTTTAATGAGTCATATCTTTCAGAAGGAATGATATCCAAAACAGCTGGAAATATAGTCGACCTCGCTGTAACATTCTTAGATTATATCGATCCATCTCAGGTAGCATCAGATACGCTAGCTGCAGCCGTCGCCGCGTGGGATGCTGCAGCATTCTTCAGGCATGTCAATAAAATTGATGACATACTTGAGTCGCAAGGCCTACCAGAGCTGGCCATGGCAGCTAGACTTGATAATGCTGATTACGCTGAGTTTATCAAGGCAGTTTGTTCTATGCCTGAGAACAAAAGGTTGAAAATGCTTAAAGCGCTTAAGGCTATGGTGTCTTCTCTGCAGAGCCTCGTTGCAAATTTAATCAAGGCGATAGTTGATCCGACAAAGGTGACGACAACACTTGCTCTTGTCATTGACATAACTCCAGCCTCACTTCTCTTATTGTTATCAAAAGTTACAGGAGACAGCTTAGAAGTTAAGAATATAATTTCTCAATCTGTAGGACCAGATCACGCAGATCTTTTATCTCCCATAGAAAAAGGAAAACATAGCGAATATTCTCTTGTTTCTAAGCTTGGGCTCTTTTATGGTGCGCTGTTAAGCGACAATGACGTTTGCGTCACGCCATTTGAAGAAGAGGAAGAAGAGATAGAAGAGATACCAGATATAGATGTGGATGTTGTTGACCAATTTGATGATCCAGATGATATATTGACTATGAGCGAGATAATGTCATATGAAAGAAGAGGTTATTACATCAATGAAGGATTGGGAAAGGCATCTTTAAAACTGGTTCCTGCTGCTTTAAAATCTGTAGGAATGGCAATTCCAGGCTTAGATATAGTAATTGGAACTTTTATAGCGACCTACACTGTCTCGAAGCTAAGAAATAATACAGATGATCTTGTCGCAGAGCTTGGAATTAGTGAGTCACAGTTTGTTGAAGCCATAGAGCATGAAGATAGCGCTGCATGGGAGGAGATACTATTAAGCATTCACCTTCACGATACTGAATCACTAAAGGATATCTTTGATGAGGTTCTTGGAGATCTTAAAAGTCTCTTGTTGACGTTTATTCAATCAATTGATTCTGTTTTAGCTGCCGCTGGACTTGCAGCTGCAGGTGTCGGCGTGCTCGCAACTGAGACCGGAGCTAATATAACGACAGCAGCTCTTGGATTTCTTGCAGAGATGATTCCCCTAGAGAGATGGATCTTCACAATGGCAACATCAGGATCGCAGGAGATTGAAGATGTTATTGAAATGGTTAATAGCGCTGGCCCAGAAGCTGAGTCAGAGTTAACTAGTCTTGGAGAAAATGGCGGATCAATTTTGCTAGCAGTGATAAAAAATCCTAGAAATGCATTTATAAAGCTAGGTGATTTTTATCGCGCCCTTTATGAGCCACCCAAAGATATTATAGATAAAGATTTTTTTCATCAATCTATAGGAATCGCTGAGAATAATGTTAGAGATTTTATTAGAGAGATTTTAAAAGAAGCAAGATAAAAAATTATTTTTTAAACACTAGATTATTACAAGTTAAACTTACATGTGCATCCTGCACATACTTAAATCAAATTAAACATTACAAACTAAAAATTGGAGGTTAAAAATGGCAGTTGATTTTGACGCAATTCGTAAGAAGCTAGATCGATTAAGCGGGAATACAAAGAATCGGTCGGTAACGTGGAGACCCACAGAGGGAGAGGAACACACAGTTCGCCTCCTTTCATTTCCAGATAATGATGGGCAGCCCTTTAAGGAGCTGTGGTTTTATTACAACATCGGCAAGGAGCGAGGTCTTTTAGCTCCAAACCAATTTGGAGATCCTGATCCGATACAAGAGCTTATCACCAAGTTACGCGAAGAGGGCTCAAAGGAATCATATGAGCTAGAAAAGAAGCTCCATCCAAAGATGCGAACCTACGCGCCTGTAATTGTTCGCGGAGAGGAAGACAAGGGTGTTCAGGTGTGGGGATTCGGCAAGATGGTATATCAGTCACTTCTTGGTCTAATGCTAGATGACGACTACGGTGATATAACAGACCCGCAAACTGGTCGCGACGTCAAGGTTAGCTGTAACAAGCAGCCTGGAAAGAAGTGGGCAATGACAGAGGTTAGGCCGCGAGGAAAGCAGTCTTCATTGTCAGACAATTCTAAGAAGGCACAGGAGTGGTTTAGCTCTATTCCTGACCTGAGTGGAATTTTTCAATGCAAGAGCTATGATGAACTCTCTAAGATCATCAATGACTGGCTTGGAGAAAGCGACGCAGATAATTCTAATAATGAATCACCGAGAGTCTCGACATCTGAATCCGATCAAACGGGAACAGCGTCGGGATACAAGAGTATCGATGATGCATTTGCAGACTTGATGTCAGACTAATAGCTCTAGATATCTTTACAATTTTATCAAGGGGCATTGCTAATGCCCCTTGATTTTTATAAAAATGTAATTGAACACCAGCGTAAAATTTCAGTACATTATACTAAAGGTAATTTATGTCAAAAAAGAACGAAATAGAGGATTTTACGTCTGAGTTAATATTATCTCTAAACAAAGAACATGGGTCAAGAGTAGCATATAATCTTAGTCAGGATGAGTCTCCCACACACGTAAAGCGCTGGATATCAACTGGATCAAAACTTTTAGATTACATTTGCTCCAATAGAAGAAATGGTGGTCTTCCAGAGGGCCGTATAGTAGAGATATTTGGCCCACCATCTATTGGAAAGTCACACATAGCGACACAGATAGCAAGATCTACACAGGAAATGGGAGGAATCGCTGTCTATATAGATACAGAAAATGCAACATCAGTGGAAAATCTACAAATGTTAGGAGTTGATGTATCAAATAGATTTGTGTATGTGGATACACATTGTACAGAGGAGGTCTTCAAGGTTGCTGAGTCTGTGATTCTCAAGTCAAAAGGCATGAACAAAGATGTTCCTGTTACAATAATTTGGGATTCTGTTGCAGCATCATCACCCAAAGCTGAACTACTGGGTGACTATGACAAGGAGTCTATAGGACTCCAGGCAAGATCGATTTCCAAGGGAATGAGAAAGATAACAGGTGTCATCGGCGACCAAAGTGTTTTATTTGTGATATTAAATCAGACAAGAATGAAGATAGGTGTGATGTTCGGTGATCCCACAACAACTCCTGGCGGAAAGGCTATTCCATTTCATGCATCTACAAGGATTAAACTGGGTGCTGGTCAGCAGATAAAAGATGGTGATGATGTGATTGGCATTCACGTTTCAGCAAAAACTATTAAGAACAAGGTAGCTGCTCCGTTTAGAACCGCTAACTTTGAGATTCACTTTGGTGTTGGAATAAGGGAGCACGAACAGATCTTTGACCTTTTGAGAAAGCACGGCGCAGAGATTATAAATCATAACGAGATATCTCTTTCAGGAACAGGGTCGTGGAAAACACTTACTGTTATAGATACAAGTACCGGAGAGTCAGTAGTAGAAAAGAAATTTAGAAAGAATGAATTTTATCAGCTAGTAGAGAGTGATGAATATGGAAAATATATAGATGATCTTTTAGCTGCTGCGATGGTGAAGAAATTTTCATCTGAAGACCCCGACATAGATAGTGAATCATACATAGAAATAGAGGCCCTGTCAGATAGCCTGAGAGGAGATTAGACGGCAAGTGAGTGAATCTAGTGACGAGTTTGTCTTATTGATTGATGGATTGAATTTATTCACCCGACACTTTGTAGCACATCCGGCTACAGCTTCAACTGGAGAGCATGTTGGAGGAATAGTTGGATTTTTGTATGCTGTTATTGAATTCGCTGAGAGATTTCGACCAAATCAGATATTTGTGATATGGGAGGGCGGAGGATCATCTAGGAGAAGATCTATCTATAGCGAGTATAAACAAAAGAGAAGACCAGAAAAGCTAAATAGATTTTATGATGATGACATTCCCGATACAGTTGAGAATAGAAATCATCAGATATCAACAATAGTTGACATCCTTAAGCAGTCACCCGTTAATCAGATCTATATTCCAGATTGTGAAGCAGATGATGTGATAGGATATCTCTGTAAGTATAGATTTAAAGACAATAGAAAATTAATAGCATCATCTGATAAGGATTTTTATCAACTTTTAGATAAAAATACGATAATATATTCTCCCACGTGGAAGAAGCTTGTGACATCTAAGGATGTTATAGCGAAATTTGGAATATCACCTGAAAACTTTTGCTTAGCAAAGTCTATATGTGGTGACTCTTCGGATAATATCAACGGTGTTAAAAATGTTGGATTCAAAACTCTGTCAAAAAGATTTCCAGATTTTTCAAAAAGCAAGTCACTCTTTATACGTGATGTGATAGACATATGTGATGATATGATCAAAGACGGAGTCAATTTAAAATCCATCACAAACATATCAGAATCAGAAGATCTAATTAAGAGAAACTGGAAACTGATCTATCTTGATACATTGAGTCTATCATCAGAGCAAATTTCTAAAATAAATTATTTGATTGATAATTTAGGTATCTCTAGGGATAAAATTACTATGATGAGAATTCTCATAAAAGAGGGAATTCAAACATTCAACGTGGATAGATTTTTTCTATCTTTAAATCATATTAGGTAGGTATATGAGCGAGACAACATCACATTTTAGTAGATACGGAAAGTCTTTTCAGGAAAAGATTTTTCAAGCATTTATCACAGACCAAAACTGGGCAGCGCAGATGACAGAGGTTATGGACCCTTCGTTTTTTGAACAGAGATATTTGCAATATCTATCTAAAAAATATTTTGATTATCATGGTAAATACAAGTCATTCCCAACACTTCCATTATTGATAACGATAATAAGAGATGATCTTAGAGAGGGTAGCGATATTATTTTAAGAGATCAAATTATTGAGTTTCTTCATAGAATTAAGATGAATCCTGATGTGGGAGATCTTGAATTTGTTAAAGAGAAATCACTTGATTTTTGTAAAAAACAAGCCCTTAAAAATGCCCTTGAGATATCTGTTGATTTGATAGCAACAGAGAAATATGAGTCAGTCATAGAGGTTATGAAAGATGCTATATGTAAAGGGATTCCCTCGTCTATTGGACATAACTTTTTTGAGGATTATGAATCACGATTTACAAGATTTAGTCGCGTCACATGCCCAACAGGAATACCAGAAATTGATAAAAAGGATGTATTAAATGGAGGCCTTGGTAGAGGCGAGATAGGTGTTATAACAGCTCCAACCGGTGTTGGAAAATCTCATTTTTTGATACACGTAGGATGTGAGGCACTGAGAGTTGGTAAAAATGTTATACACTATACTTTTGAGCTATCAGAAAGAGCTGCAGGGTTGAGATACGATAGCAATCTTTGTGATATCCCAAGCAACGAGGTGATCGATAGAAAGGAGGAGGTCATAAAGATGTATGATGATTCAGATCTTGGAAGGCTTATTATCAAGGAATATCCAACTGGATCAGCAACGGTTACAACTATTAGAAATCACATTGAAAAACTTTTACTGAAGTCTTTCGTTCCAAGCTTGATAATTATTGATTATGCAGACATCATGCGATCATCAAGAAGATATGACTCTCTTCGCCATGAGTTAAAGCTAATTTACGAGGAATTGAGGAATCTAGCTATGGACATGAATTTACCAATATGGACAGCGAGCCAGGCTAATAGAGATGCTGCAAACGCATCAGTCGTAGGATTAGAAAATATGTCAGAGGCTTATGGAAAAGCCATGGTTGCAGATGTAGTTTTATCGCTATCTAGAAAGCCCATGGAAAAAGCATCAGGATGTGGAAGACTGTTTGTCGCTAAAAATAGGGCCGGAAGAGATGGAATACTTTTTCCCGTTCACTTAGATACAGCAAGATCAAAAATATATGTCGTAGAAAATGGTGATGAGATGTCATTAGATGATGTTGTCAAGACAGACGCCAATTCCATGAAAAATCTTTTGAAGCAGAAGTGGAAGGAAGTTAACGGTGATTCTTCTAGACAGTAAAGATTATTATTGGAGGTCGTATGAAAGTGTCTTTTAGTGAAGCTTTATCAGAAAGTATAGAATATTTTGATGGCGACGAGCTCGCAGCAAATGTTTTTGTTACAAAATATGCTCTTTGCGACGAAGATGAGAATTTTTATGAAAGAACTCCTGATGACATGCATAGAAGGCTTGCAAGGGAATTTCATAGAATTGAGAAAAGATATATCAATCCCATGAGTGAAAATGAGATATATGAGCTCTTTAAAGACTTTAAGTATGTTGTTCCACAGGGAAGTCCCATGGCAGGGATTGGGAATAATTTTAGAATTCAATCTTTATCAAATTGTTTTGTTATCGAATCTCCGTATGACTCATACGGTGGCATACTAAAAGCAGATCAGGAGATTGTTCAAATAGCAAAAAGAAGAGGAGGTGTAGGTTTTGATATATCAACAATTAGACCTAAAGGGTGTACTACAGGAAATGCAGCGAGGACGACTGATGGAATTGAAGTATTTATGGACAGATTTTCAAATTCGTGCAGAGAGGTTGCTCAGGGTGGACGTCGGGGAGCACTTATGCTTACTATTTCTGTTCATCATCCTCAAGTTAGAGATTTTATAAATATTAAAAGAGATCTTTCAAGGGTGACTGGCGCAAATATATCTGTTAGATTGTCAGATGAGTTTATGAATGCAGTTGAAAATAACTCAGACGTTGAGCTTAGGTTTCCTGTAGATAGTGAGTTTCCTGATATAAGTCAGAAAGTTGACGCTGTAGAGATTTGGAATGAAATTATAGACTCAGCTTATGAATCCGCAGAACCAGGGATTCTATTTTGGGACACAGCTAAAAGATTGACTCCGTCTGACATTTATGAAAAAGAAGGATTCGGATCTATATCTACAAATCCATGCGGTGAGATAATACTGAGCCCAGGAGATTCCTGTAGGCTTATGCTCATAAATCTACTTTCATTTGTATCAAATCCATTTGAGAAGAGAGCTACATTTGATTTTAACAAGTTAGCAGAGATTGCTATTAAGTCACAAAGATTGATGGATGATATGGTAGATCTTGAGATAGAACAGGTTGATAAGATACTTGATAAGATAGGATCAGACCCCGAACCCCAAAATGTGAAAAAAATTGAAAAAGATCTATGGAAGAATATCAAAGAACAAGCAACGCTAGGAAGAAGAACTGGTCTAGGAACTACAGCTGTTGGTGACACTCTCGCTGCGCTCAATGTCAGATACGGATCAGATGAATCAATTGAAATAATTGAAAAAATATACAAGACACTTTGTGTCAATGCGTATAGATCCTCTTGCGTCATGGCGAAAGAGAGAGGCCCGTTTCCAGTTCACGATTTTACTAGAGAGACGTATCATCCATTTCTTAGAAGAATATGGGAAGAAGACCCTGAGCTCCTACAGATGAACGAGAGGTGGGGCAGAAGAAATATAGCTCTTACTACAACAGCACCTGCAGGGTCTGTTTCGACTCTTACACAAACAACGTCTGGGATAGAACCTGTATATCTTTTAAAGTATACTAGAAGAAAGAAGATAAATCAAGTAGATGAGTCTGCATCTATTGATTTTGTTGACGCAATAGGAGATTCGTGGCAGGAATACGACGTCTATCACCACGGGTTTAAAAAGTGGATGGATGTAACTGGAAAGTCTAATTCTGACAAAAGCCCGTATCACGGAGCGACATCTAGTGATATAGACTGGGTTGCAAAGATAAAAGTTCAGGCTGCTGTGCAAAAATGGGTTTGTCACGCGATATCAAATACGACAAATGTTCCAGCTGAAATAGGAATAGATACTGTAAAACAGATTTATATTGACGGGTGGAAACTAGGATGCAAAGGTGTGACTGTATATCGAGAAGGGTCCAGGTCTGGAGTATTAGTTCCAAGCATCAGGGAGGATAAAATTTTTGAGTCTCATGATGCACCATCTCGACCAGATGAACTAGACTGTTCTATTCATCACGCTACAATTAAAGACGAAGCGTGGACAATCCTTGTCGGACTTTTGAATGGAAGGCCATATGAGGTTATGGGAGGTCTTCAAAAATTCATAGAGATACCCAAGAAGTATAGGGAAGGAACAATCATCAAGCATCACTACAAAACCAAGAATTCACGATATGATCTTAGGATAGGTGGAAATGGAGATGAGATATTAATAAAGGATATAGTGTCTGTATTTGACAATCCTAATCATGCTGGATACACACGTACGATATCACTAGCCCTTCGTCACGGAGCAAATATACACTACGTTGTCGAACAACTTCAAAAAGATAGAGAGATGGATATGTTTTCATTCTCAAAGGTGATCGCGAGAGTTCTTAAAAATTATATCAAGGATGGAACAGTTCCTGGAAAAACGACGTGTCAAAATTGCGGTGCTGAGGATTCCCTAAGCTATCAGGAAGGCTGTGTCATGTGCACAGCGTGTGGATCATCTAAATGTGGGTAAAGTTTTTAAAAGAATACTTAATATATTAAGAAATTTATGTCATATTCAGATAAAGTATTAGATCATTTTAATAATCCGAGGAACGTCGGGTCGCTGGACAAGAGTGACGAAAATGTCGGAACAGGTCTCGTGGGAGCACCAGCTTGTGGCGACGTGATGAAGCTACAGCTAAAGATCTGTATTGATATAAAATCCTATTTATTTCTCAATGGAATGGAGATAGATTATCAAGAAGATTTACTAAAATCAGGACTCGTGTTCAATGCTCCAAAGGCATCTAGAACATGTGGCTGCGGTGAGCCAGTAACATTTTGAGGCATTGATGAAGTGGACAACAAGCGTATCTCACTTGATAAAAGAGGTAGAATTAAGAAAGAATCCTGTTATGGTTCGTGTTAATAAATTTGATGAAAAGTCATCAAAAGAATTTCAAGATCAAATTGCTTTAGCCCATAACACAGGTCAAAAGGTAATACCCATTGTAATTGATTCATATGGCGGACAAGTTTACTCATTGATGTCAATGATATCTGCTATAACACACTCTGAATTACCCATAGCAACTATAGTCGAAGGAAAGGCTATGTCGTGTGGAGCTATACTTTTCTCATTTGGTGAAAAAGGTTTTAGGTTTATGGACCCAAACGCAACAGTTATGATTCACGATGTTTCATCTATGGAGTATGGTAAAGTCGAAGAGATAAAGGCATCAGCCGAAGAAACAGAAAGATTGAACCAGATTGTTTATAAGATGATGGCACGTAATTGCGGGAAGAAAGATGATCACTTTCTTAAGATAGTTCACAAGAAGGGACATGCAGACTGGTTTTTAGACGCAAATGAATGCAAGAAACAGGGCATAGCAGACCAGCTAAGAGTTCCAAAATTTAATATTAATATTTCTGTCGATATAGATTTCGAATGAGGTGAGCTAATGTTATTACAAGATCTAGGTGTAAAAGATCAACCAGTAGATTCAGGAATTTTAAATAATGAATCTATAAAATTTTTATCCAGCTTGACTAGGGAGTTTAGGCAGAGATTAATTTCGCTGCTTCATAGACGAAATCTTAGACAGGATTTTTACGATAAGGGGCACGTTCCTAATTTTTTATCTGAGACTAGAGATGTGAGAGAGAGTGTGTGGTCTATCTCAGGTATTCCTAAAAACTTACAAGATAGGCGTGTTGAGATAACTGGCCCACCAGATAGAAAGATGATAATTAATGCTCTTAACTCTGGTGCAAATGTCTATATGGCAGATTTTGAGGATTCCCTATCTCCAACATGGAAAAATGTTCTTGATGGACACGCTAATTTAATTGAGGCTGTCAGAAAAACTATAACATATGATCATCCGTCTAAAGGAACATACAGCCTTAATGATGACACAGCATGTCTATTTGTTAGGCCAAGAGGGCTTCACCTCAATGAGTCACACATATCGATTGACAATAAGCCAATTCCTGCTTCTCTTTTTGATTTTGGAATGTTTTTATTTCACAATGGTAAATTTTTATCAGACTCTGGTGAAGGTCCATATTTTTATATACCAAAGATAGAACACTATCTAGAAGCAAGGTGGTGGAATGATGTATTTATGTGGTCGCAAGAGGCACTAGGAATTCCTTTAGGAACTATAAAGGCAACAGTTTTGATTGAGACATTGCCTGCAGCATTTCAAATGGATGAAATTTTATACGAGCTTAAGGATCACTCAGCTGGCCTAAATTGTGGCAGGTGGGATTATATCTTTAGTTACATAAAGACACTAAAGAATCACAGCAATAAGGTCCTCCCTGATAGAGATGAAGTAACTATGAATACGAACTTTATGAATGTCTATTCTAAATTGTTAGTTAAGACATGTCATCGCAGAGGTGCACACGCTATGGGAGGAATGGCTGCACAAATACCTATAAAAAATGATCCAGAGGCTAATATAAGAGCACTTAATAGAGTTAGAGGAGATAAGATTAGAGAGGCGAATATTGGTCATGACGGAACCTGGGTGGCCCATCCGGGACTTGTTTATATTGCTAAGAACGTGTTTGACGAATATATGCCACAAAAAAACAACATAGATAAACAAATAGAATTTGAATGTTCAAGAGATGATCTCATTAATCCTCCGACTGGAAACATAACAGAAAAATGCTTGAGAAAAAATATAAATGTAAGCATACACTATATAGCAGCATGGTTGTCTGGCAACGGGTGTGTTCCACTTTATAATGTAATGGAGGATACAGCTACCGCAGAGATATCCCGAGCTCAGATATGGCAGTGGCTTAAGCATAATAAATTTAGCAAAATGAGATTTAATGAGATTTTTATTGAAGAAGTTGATAAAATAAGAGATGAAATTGGTGATTTAACATTTGAAAATTCTAATTATGAAGGTGCTTCAAATATGTTTGAGACTCTTTCTAGCTCTAATGAATTTGAAAATTTTTTAACTTTAAGTGCTTATGAGCTAATATCTTAAGGATTTCGTATGACTAATATTAAAAGAAGACTACCGCCTATAAAAAGAGGCTGGAGTCAAGCTGATGTCGACAAACTTCGTGGCAATGTTAAAATTAAATACTCTTTAGCCGATAATGGATCAAACAGGTTGTGGAATTTACTTTTACAAGATGATCCTGTTACAGCTCTAGGTGCATTAACTGGCAATCAAGCTGTCCAGCAGGCTAGAGCAGGATTAAAGGCAGTTTACCTATCAGGCTGGCAGGTTGCAGCAGATGCAAATCTTTCTGGACACATGTACCCAGATCAAAGCTTGTATCCTGCTAATAGTGTTCCTAGCGTGGTGAAACGAATAAATCAAGCACTGCAGAGATCAGATCAGGTAGAAAGCGTAGAGGGCAATGTCACACGAAACTGGATGATTCCCATAGTAGCAGACGCCGAGGCTGGATTTGGAGGACCTCTTAATGCATATGAATTGATGAAATCTATGATAGAGGCAGGCGCAGCAGGAGTTCACTTTGAAGATCAGCTTTCTTCAGAAAAGAAATGCGGTCATCTTGGAGGAAAGGTACTAGTTCCAACATCTCAGTTTATCATGACCTTAAAGGCTGCTCGATTAGCTGCAGATGTCATGGGTGTTTCAACAGTTCTGATAGCTAGAACAGACGCAAATAGCGCAAGATTAATGACATCAGATATCGATCAATATGATCATACATTTATGACCGGAGAAAGGACTTCAGAGGGTTTTTATAGGATTGCTGGTGGTATCGAGCAAGCTATTTCGCGAGGATTAGCTTACGCTCCACATGCAGATCTACTATGGTGTGAGACTTCCACACCAGATCTTAATGAGGCGAGAATGTTTGCAGACGCTATTCATGATGAATTTCCTGGAAAACTTTTAGCATATAATTGCTCTCCATCGTTTAACTGGAAAAAAAATCTAGACGATGACACGATTGAAAAATTTCAAAAAGAATTAAATTTAATGGGATATAAATTTCAATTTGTCACATTAGCTGGATTTCACGCGTTGAATCATTCAATGTTCGACTTGGCAGATGAATTCCGAGAGGATGGAATGACAGCATATGTGAGACTTCAAGAGAGAGAATTTCAAGCTGAGGCTAGAGGCTACACGGCTACAAAACACCAAAGAGAGGTTGGAACAGGATACTTTGACGCTGTAAAGAGCACATTATCTGATGGAGCTACCTCTACACTCGCTATGACTGAATCTACGGAGTCTGACCAGTTTTAGATATGGACAAAGATTTTTACAATAAATCAAGCTCAGACAGCCTGGAGTGGTATCCATCATGGTTCGGATGTAAGTATTTTGATGAAGACCTTGTGAAAGCTGTTAAAGTGTGGCAGAGAGAGAATGGCCTAACTGCAGACGGTCTTGTAGGGCCAATGACGTATAGAAGAATATGGACGGAAAGAGAGTCAAGAATCAGTGAATTTAAACCATACACATATGATCCAAAGGATAGTGCCTTTATTGTTCACAATGGAAGGTTTATTCCAATAAACTGGGGAAAGGTTATTTTGTGGTCAGAGAGAGGCGGTTTAAAATCGTTACCGGGCACATATTACAGTCATGGCGGATCTGAAGATAGAAAGCCTACCATGTTTGTTAATCATTGGGATGTCTGTTTATCTTCAGAGAGCTGCGCAAAGGTTCTTGCAAGAAGGGGTATCTCAATTCACTTCTGTATAGATAATGACGGAACAATCTATCAGCTTCTTGATACACAGCACGCTGCATGGCATGCTGGAAATTCAAAGGTAAATAGGTGTAGTATCGGAGTAGAGATCTCGAATGCGTATTATACGAAGTATCAGGACTGGTATGTGAATCATGGCTTTGGGGAGAGGCCTGTGTGGGAAGATGTAAGCCTTCATGGAAAGAGTCAAAAACCATTTTTAGGTTTCTATGACGTTCAGGTAGAGGCCGCTAAGTCTCTGTGGAGAGCTATACACGATGGTATGGGGATTCCCCTTGAGTGTCCATTGGATTCTAATGGCGAGATGTTAACAACGTCGTCAACTGATGTATCATCTTCTAAATTTAACGGATTTGTCCACCACTTTCACGTGACAAAGAGAAAGATTGACTGTGCTGGATTTGACTTGAAGTCAAATCTTGATGATGTTGTGAATAATAAAAGATATTGTATTGATAGAGGATAGAATAGTGAGATCAATTAAAGCGGAATATATTTGGATAGATGGTTGCAATCCCTGGGGATTGAGATCTAAGGTAAGGGTTTTAAAGCTCTTAGATGAAGACTTTAGTAATACACTAGATGGAAGTTTAGATAACATTCCTGAGTGGGGATTTGACGGATCATCAACTGAGCAGGCAACAGGTAATGACTCAGATTGTCTATTGAAGCCTGTTAAGGTAGTGTATGACTCTGTAAGATGTGATGGATCATCTGTTATGGTCTTGTGTGAGGTTTTAGACGGAGAATCACAGCATCATAAGACGAATAATAGGTGGTCACTGTCACAGGTATCACAGCTGTGTGAGAGTCACAATCCATTCTTTGGAATCGAGCAAGAGTATACGATAATAAAGTGCCAGAGGCCGCTGGGCTTCCCGCCATCAGGCTATCCTTCACCCCAGGGAAAGTATTACTGTTCAGCAGGCGGAGACAGAGCTTATGGAAGAGATATCTCAGATGACCATCTAGATGCGTGTATCGAGTCAGGTCTTGACATAACTGGTACAAATGCTGAGGTGATGCCAGGACAGTGGGAGTATCAGATAGGGGGACCTGGAGTCGGACCTGTAGAGGCGAGTGATCAGCTTTGGATATCAAGGTGGATATTATTAAAGATCGCAGAGAGGCGAGGCATGACTGTTACATTTGAGCCAAAGCCCATGCTAGGGGACTGGAACGGAGCAGGGTGTCACACCAATTTTAGCACAGAGAGGATGAGAGCTCCAGGCGGAATACGTCACATAGAGCAGGCATGTAAGAAGATGTCAAATAACATTCAGTCTCACCTTGACTCGTATGGAGATGGGATAGAGTTTAGGTTGACAGGAATGCACGAGACCTGTTCCTACAAAGACTTTAAGTGGGGTGTTGCAGATAGAACAGCGTCAATAAGGATCCCGATAGGCGTTGCAAATGATGGCTGTGGATATCTAGAGGATAGGAGGCCCAACGCAAATTGCGATCCATACCTTGTCTGCAAGGTTATTTTAGAGTCGACATGCTTTGATTAGAGTGACTCACTCAAGATAGATTAGAAGATCTAACATACTTATAAATATGAAAACCTACACCACATCTGACCTGCCCGTGGCAGCGTTTCTAATGATGAGAGGATTATCACTAGTGCGAGCTGATAGAGGGATGGGAAGATTCATATTTGAGCTAGAGGATCCTGACGATAGGGCAGCAAACCTAGCAATAGAGTATCTAAACAGCGACTTTTGTAAGTTTGACAACTACATAAGAAATTTAAAAAGTGTGCTGTATCAGAACAAAAAACCCTAAGAAGATGCTTGACTTTCGAATATATAATATTGAATCGGTTGGTTTCGTAAGTTTTCTTAGAGAGTTAAAAAAAGTTAATAGAAAAGTTAATAATGGTTAGATCTGTTTATTTTCGTGTGTGATAGAAAGAAACGGTCAGTA